GGTCTTGATAAGAGTTCTTTGCATCGTTATGAGCAGTTGGAAGAAAGAATAAAGTCTCTCACTAAAGCAACGGCGGCAAGTTCTAGTTCGTTTAAGGAATACAACACCGAAACAAAGAAGGCGGGCGAAGAATCTAAGGAAGTGAAGAAGGAAAAAGAGCGTCTTCGCACGGCAATTATGAAGATTGCCAACGAAGCGTTGAAAAAAGCAACGGAAAGAATGGAAGAATACAAGAATGCTTTGGATGCCATAAAAGAGGCTTCCCGTTCGGCTATTTACGGCGCCTATTCGTTCTCCGATGCGTTATCTAAAGCCGACACTGCGGCAGATAAAGCCAACGAAGAATTTAAACAGTTGGCTGAAACACAGGTTCAATACAAGAAATCAATTACTGATTCCATTACAGGGGCGTTGTCTTTCAACGATGTTTTGAGTGAACAAACCTCGGCTTCTAACGAATTGGCTTCCGCTAACAAGAAAGTGACTGACGCCAATGCTGAGGTTGCTGAACAACAGGCTGAATATAACCGTCTTTTGGCACTTGCTGATAGTGCTGTTGGTCGTAAGAACCGTCGTGAAGCCTACGAAAAAGCGGCGGAACAGGCAAGGAAACTTGCTGAGTCTCAACAAAAACTTTCGGATGCTACGGCTGATGCGACCGCCGAACAGGGCAAACAACAAACCTTCATTGCCCGACTTAGGGAGCAAGCAAAACTTGCTATTGACTTCAATAATCAGTTGGCGAAGTTGGCTGAAATGGGTCTTGAGAAAGATGCTTTTGACCAAATTATTTCTGCGGGCGCTAAAACGGGTTCTTTGATGGCGAAAGAACTGATTGAAGGCGGTTCTGATGCGATTGGTGAAACAAATAAATTGTTTAAAGAAATAGCCCAAGTTTCTACGGCTAGTGGTGAAAAACTCGGAAATACTTTCGGCAAAGTGGGCAAAGAAGTGGGTGTTGATTTTGTTGCCGCTCTTGCTGAACAGGCGAAAGATGTAAGTAAGTTTTCTGACAAAGTAAAAGAACTTCTTGCCCGAGGTTTGTCTCCTCAAAACATTCAAATGGTGTTGAAAGCGGGCTATGAGGCGGGTAGTCGTATCGCTGATTTCTTGATGGAAGGCGGAGCGAAAACCATTGAGGAAGTGAACGGGTTTGAGGTTTCTTTAAGGTTGCAAGGTGATGCGTTAGCCGATTTGTTGGGGGATACTTTCTATCAGGCAGGTTTTGACCTTGCTTCTCAAATTGTTGAAGGCATCAAGGTAAAAATTAGCGAACTTGAAGACTTTTTGGCTGACGCAACCATTGAACAAATGAAAGCATATTTGAAGAAAGTGCAAGCCGAATTTGATGCCATTCTTGTGACTTTGCCGAAGAAACCAACTGATGTAGTCAATACGGTTGTCGTTAATGACGGGACTAAAGACCCGACGGTTGCAACAGCAACACAATTCGCTACAAGTTTGTCAGGTGCTTCTATGTCAAATATTGCCGAACAAACTGCGGTAATGAAAGGGTTTTTAACCCAAACACAAGCAGATGAACTCTTTGCACGACGAGCAATACCTTTCGCTAGTGGCGGTATTGTCAAAACCCCAACTTTGGGGTTAGTGGGTGAAGCAGGTCCTGAAGCCGTAATTCCGTTGTCTCGTATGGGTGATATGGGTGGTTCAACAAACATTCATTTGACCGTAAATGCTGGTTACGGCGCCGATGGTCGTGCGATTGGTGATGTGATTGTTAACGAACTCAAAAAGTGGTCTAGGAAGAACGGCAAAATTCCTGTAGCAACACAATGAGCAAGTTAATGCCTTGGGGCGGGACATATAAAGTCACCGCAGAAATCGGATTCAATGCAGGATTCACTTTGGATAACACCGAAGGTTATGGAACCCTTGATGACCCTTACGCTTCGCTTTACGCCTCGGGTATTGGTGTTGATATCACCGAAGATGTTCAAGAAATCAGGATTGATAGAGGGCGTTCTGACCAACTTCAAGAGTTTTCTGCTTCAACTTGTGTGATTACTCTCGGTGATTACGCACGAAAATATGACCCTGTTAATACGGCAAGTCCTTATTACAACACGGTTACGGGAACTTCGGGTGTAACAATTCGTCGTATTGTGAAAGTGTTTTATGATGCGATTCAAATTTTTACGGGACGAATTACCGACATAGATGTGGCTTTTGAACCGACTTCTTTACCTACAGATAAAGCAACGGTTACTTTGGAATGTGCCGACGATTTCGTTGTTTTGGCTAACACACGACTTGAAGAATTTACGCCAAGTAGTCAACTTGGTGGCGCTCGTATTACCGCTTTGTTGGCTTTACCTGAAGTTTCTTATACAGGTTCAACCGATTTAGATGCGGGAACCGTCGTTTTGGATACCGAACCGATTGAAGACCAAACGGTTCTTTTGGATTATTTACAACTTATAGCCCGAACGGAACAGGGGTATCTGTTTATGACGGGTGACGGCAAATTGCGGTTCTCTAATCGGTTAGGCACAATCGTGACATCATCGCCGTTCTTTTTTGCTGACGACAATACAGGTGACGCCGATTACGAAACTTTGTCTGTTATGTATGGGCAAGAATCATTGTTTAATCGGGTTGTTTGCACTCCCATTAACTCGGTGACCCCAGGTGTGGCTGAGGATGCGACTTCTCAGGCAGATTACGGTGTGTCGGCTTTGCATCTTGATTCGCTTCTCTGTTCGGATGCTGATGCACAGATTATGGCTGATTACCTTATCCCTTTGTTTAAAGACCCTCAATATCGGTTTGATTCGGTTTCGGTCACTTTTGCAGGAAATAAAGTTTCTACTGCTGTTCAACAACAAATTATGAGCCTTGACCTTGCATCGGTTTTACGGGTCAAAAAATCCTTCGCTACGGGTACTCCTCTGACAATTACCCAAAATTTGAGTGTTGAAGGCGTTTCTCACACAATCACACCGATTTCTCACAACATTTTGTTTAAAACGGCTGTCAGACAAATAGCAAGCCCCCTCACCCTTGACGACGCAAGTTTGGGTGTATTAGATTCCAACAACGCTGTAAGTTAATTTGGAGGTTTAAATGGCGGGAGCAGGTGCATATCTTTGGGAGGCAGGCGATGTTGTAACCGCCGCTAACTTAAATCAATATGTCCAAGACCAAGTAATCGCCGTTTATGAAGACAGTACGGCTCGTGACGCCGCTTATGGTGGTGCAGGCGAACCAACTTTGTCAGAGGGAATGTTTTGCTACCTGAAAGATACCAACGAATTTCTTTACTACACAGGCTCGTCATGGTCCGCAGTAGATACTTCAACTGACCCAAGCAAGATTCCTCTTTCAACAGTAACTACAGCAGGCGACCTGATTATCGGAACAGGTAATGCGACTGTTACTCGTTTAGCGGCTGGTGCGGCAACCTATCTGCTAACCTCTAACGGTGCAGGTGTAGCACCTTCTTGGCAGGTAGCGCCTTCAAGTGGTGTTGCTGGTGACAGTGACCAATTAGTTTTAGGTTCACAGATATTCGCATAATTTAGGAGAAACATGGCAACATTTACAAAATTGGCTTTACAACCAGCAGGGACAACAGGCACAGGTCTTGCAATCAAAGTTGCCGCAACCGCAACTGCGGGTACGGCAATTCATACAGCATCTACGACTACAACCACGATTGATGAAATTTGGTTGTATGCAGTAAACACTTCTGCATCATCGGTCAAATTGACGATTGAATGGGGCGAAGCAACTGCACCTGATGGCAACATTGAAGTAACAGTTCAACCCGAAGCAGGTCTTGTAACAGTAATCCCAGGATTGTTGTTGCAAGGTAACGCTACGGCAAAAGTTGTTCGTGCTTTTGCTGCGACAGCGAATGTGATTTGTATTCACGGTTTCGTAAATAGAATTACGGTTTAACCATGCCGAACAGGCGTGAACTCGGATATGTAAGTAGCGGTAATACCCCAACTATTGTTGGGCAGTATGGTGCTTACGGTGTTGGTTCGGGTGGCACGGCGACCACTATTACTGCTGGTGGGTCTAGTTATAATCTTTACACTTTTACTTCTGACGGTAACTTTGTTGTTACTACAGCAGGTCTGTTTGATGTCCTAATGTTCGGTGGTGGTGGCGCTGGTGGCACAAGAACGAATGTTGATGCAATCGGTGGCGGTGGTGGTGCTGGTGGGTATTTTGAAGAAACTGTTTTTCTTGAGGCAGGAACATATCCAGTAGATATTGGTGCGGGTGGCACATCTGCTTCAAGTGTTTGCACAAATGGTGAAGCCTCATCTGTTGGCAATGGTGCTGGCGCTTTTTCTGCGGCTGGTGGTGGCGCATCAGGTCATTCAATTTCTGGCGTTGGTCAAAACAAACCGTCTATTGGTGGGTCTGGTGGTGGTTGCACGAATGCTGGTGGACCGACAGTTATTAACACGGGCGGTGCAGCAATTCTTAGTGGAGTTACTGGATTTGCAGGTGGTGGAACTGGCTCAGGGTATTCAACTGTAAATGCTGGTAGTGGTGGCGGAGGTGCTGCTGCTGTTGGGACAAGTTTGACTACAGGAAGTGCTGGTGGTGCTGGTGGTGCTGGCGTTGATGTCTCTGCTTGGCTTGGTCAGTCGGCTGGCACAACATACAAAGGTGGTGGCGGTGGTGGTGGTTCTAACGGAACTACTGGTGGCGCTGGTGGCAATGGCGGTGGTGGTGCAGGTGGAAATAATGCCGCTGGAACTGCTGGAACAGCCAACTCAGGTGGCGGTGGAGGCGGTGGAGGCAATAGTGGAACTGCCCTTGGTGGTGCTGGTGGTTCAGGCATTGTCTATATTAGAACAAAAACTAGTGCTGTAGCGAATTTGAGTGGCTATGGAACAGCAACAGGTGGCACAAGTTCAACTAT